TATCTTTGATGCGTTTGAGGCTGGCTTGAAATTACTTGGACATGAAAGTGTAAAAACCGGAGATGCCATTCCGGTAATTTGGTCAGTATTGTGGGCCGGCCGAATGGCTGCTAATCAAAAAATTTATGATGAAAGTCGATCCGCCGGAACTCCTATAATTATACTTGAGGTGGGCAGTCTTGTAAGAGGTACTACTTGGAAAGTTAGTGTTAATCATATTAATGGACTTGGAATATTTGGTAATGATATTAACTTAGATACTGATCGTCCAACTAAGTTAGGAATTAAGTTAAACCCAATACAAGAAAAAAGACGGGGAGATATTTTAATTGCTACCCAACATTCGCACAGCCTTCAGTGGGCCGGAATGCCATCTATGAAGCAATGGACTGAAGATACTATTGAAAAAATTCGACAATATTCTAAAAAAAGAATTGTGGTTAGATATCATCCTAGATCTCCTTTTCCATTAAAAATTAGAAATATTTTTATAGAAACTCCAAAAAGAATAATTGGGTCGTACGACGATTTTGATATTTTTTATGGGTATCATTGCGTTATAAATTATAACAGCGGTCCTGCAGTTCAAGCAGCAATAAATGGTATACCAGTTATTTGTGACCATTCAAGTTTAGCAGGTCCGTTATCTGGTACAATTGAAAACATCAACAACATTGTACTACCAGATAGAGAAGACTGGTTCTTAAGGCTTTGTCACACAGAATGGACTATTGGTGAAATTACTAAAGGTATACCATTAACAAGATTGTTGGGTAAGATTAGTTGACATCTGTGTTGGGCGGTGCTATAATAGTTAAATGCTATCATCACCTCGCTACATCGAAGACATTTTTTCTGATTTTTATCACGCCTCTATTTTTGACATAGACATCCAGCATCAAGATCAAAGTGCTAGCCAAAGTTTCTATGCGTCTATCTTAGACAGTAAACCGTTGACTCAGAATCAAGCAAACTTCTTGCTAAAGATACTGGACAAGTATAAAGTAGTAATGGCACGGCACGGCCTTGATTATCAAGACGATATCAAAACACCAAAGTGGAAAAGTCCTTTTAGGATTATTGATCTAACCAAAAGCATTTGGGTTGAGCAAGATGAGCACACGGTCCCTGTGGTTTGTATGAAATTTCCTTACCAGATCAAAGCTGCATTTGAATCTGAATTTAGAGATTTAGTTAATGGCACTTGGGATCACGAAAGGAAGATGCGCCGTGTGTCAATTTATAAATGTAACTTAATCCAACTGCATGACTTTTCTGTAAAACACAATTTTGAAATTGACGATACCTTGCTAATAGCACTAGGTGAAGTTGAAGAAATTTGGGCTGCTCCTGAAGAGATTTCACCAGCATCTGCCTTAATTGCAGATTGGGTAACCTTACTAAACTCTAGTAATGAAACTAATTTATGGTGGAACGAACACTGCACAGGAAACTACTCAAAAGATCTAATGTTGGCAAAGAGTATGGGCTATTGCTACGAGGGCATGCCGTTTAGCACTGTTGAGAAGATTGCAGCATCGCAGTCTAATGCGTTTTGGATTAAAACTAATAAAGAGCTACTGGACCTGCACCATCGAGTAGGCGGCAAGATGTGCATTGTGCTGGATCGTGTAAGTGATACTATTAATTGGTTAACAAAATTTGCAGAAGATATTGATCGGTCGGATATTAATCGCAACAAAGTTAGAGTTTGTTTCAGAGCAGAAAAAGGAGCAAAGACTGACATAAATGAGTGGATTAAAGATAATGGTTTCGGCGGCAAGGTTGAAGATGGTGACATTTTAATCTTTGAACAAAAGCCGGCAAAGTGGTTGTTTAAAGAACAAGATTCTGTTACACTATTAGTTACAAACAACATTTATCCGCCTACAAGCATAATAGCAAAGGATTGGTTCAATACTCATCCTTGCGTAATTTTCCTAGGCGATATTAAGCCATCAGAACAAAAAGGACAACCAATTGTCGAGCTGTAAACTTACAATCAGAGACGAAGTAAACATTAAGGTAGACGGACTTAGCGTAGAGACACGACGTAAGATTGTCAACAAATTAAAATTTGAGCTGCCATATGCACGACATATGCCGTCATATAAATTAGGAAGATGGGATGGAACTAAAACCTATTTCAGTATTGGTGGTACTGGTTACCTTGCACATTTGGATGTTATCCTACCTATTATAGAAGAAGCCGGATACGAAATTGAAGTAGAAGATCTACGTGAACATCATGAACTAAAATTTCCACAGATTGATGGGAACTATTGGGCCGATCGAGGTAAGACTTGGCCTAAAGGACATATAGCAGCAGGACAACCAGTTGTACTTCGAGACTATCAATTTGATGTAGTTAATAAGTTCTGCGAGAATCCGCAAGCATTGCAAGAAGTTGCAACTGGCGCAGGCAAGACGCTTACCACAGCAACATTAAGTCATTTGTGCGAGCCGTATGGTCGAACTATGGTTATTGTTCCCAACAAGAGTCTTGTTGTGCAGACTGAAGAAGATTATAAGAACTTAGGTCTAGACGTTGGAGTTTACTTCGGCGATAGAAAAGAACTAGGAAGAATGCATACTATATGTACATGGCAAAGTCTAAATGTGCTTGATAAGAAAAGCTACGATACCGCAGTATTGAGCCTAGCTGAATTTATTGAAGGTGCAGTCGCAATCATCGTAGACGAATGCTTTGACGGAGATGCGTTAGTATTAACCCCATCCGGGTATGTAGCTATCAAGCATATAGGCATTGGCGATACGGTTATTAACTATTCCGAGAAAACTAAACAGTTTAAAATTGATACAGTTGTAAACTCGCATGTAAATCTGACAAATACTAATAGCGAAAAAATGTATGAGCTTGAATTTGATAACGGATCAAAAATACAAGTTACTGGTAATCATAAATTTCTTACTAATTTAGGATGGTGTCGTGCAGACGAATTATCAGATCATCACGAAATTGTAAATAAAACATAAATACATATAACTAACGCAGAGATGTTTATGAAAATTACATACAAAGAATGGATTAACAGATTAAATCATGCATTGATAACGGCTGAACAGTACACTCGGGTTGTGGAATACGGAAAACAAACATTAACTTTATCAACGGGCGACGTACTAACTGATAGTAATTTTACACGTTTTAAAAAACGAGTATTAAGTACAAATACCGATAAATGGGTAACTTCAATTGATCAATTGTTAAATGGCAGCGTTTCTGAAAAAGATATCAAATCATACCTTAGCGCAATAGGCGGATTTGCTTGCCAACGTATCCATGGTGAGAAATTAAAAAAGAACTTGAATACAGGTGTTCCATGGAGCAAAGGACTTAAAGGAAGTTATCCATATTCTTCTCCGTGCTCTGATGCTACAAAACGAAAAATTAGTGAAAAAAATCAAGGGGAACGGAACGGAATGTATGGCACCGTTATGTCAGCTGAAAAAAAACAAGAAAAATCTCAGTTGATGCATGCTATGATATTAGCAGGAACATTTACTCCAAATTCTAATAATAGAAATACTCATTGGGATGCGGAATATAATGGTAAAAAATATAGATCAAGCTGGGAGGCGTTGTATCAATATATTAATCCTGTTGCAGAATACGAAAAATTTAGAATTGAATATATGTTAGACGGGAAAAATAAAATTTATATTGTAGATTTTATTGATAATGTTAATAAATTAGTAATTGAAGTCAAACCGCGTGAGCTATGCGTGGGAGACAAATTTAATGCAAAAATAAATGCACTAACTGGTTGGGCAACTACAAACAATTATGCTATACTGATAGTAGATAAAGAGTGGTTTCGGTCACGTCCTATCAATATAGATTACAGCAAATTTGATATTAAGACCTCTAAAAAAATTAAGAAAATTTATGAAATTAAAAATTAGAACAGAAATCAGCAAGCCTAATAAAGTTTATAATCTGCATGTAGAAAATGATCATAATTATGTTGTTGCAGGTGCAGTAGTATCCAATTGCCACCAAGCTAAAGCAGAAGTTCTAACAAAACTACTAACTGTTAACTTTAAAAATTGTGCTATTCGTTGGGGATTGACCGGTACAGTACCTAAGGAAGCATTTGAGTTTCAAGGCATCCTTGCAGCTATTGGTCCAGTTATTAATCGAGTATCTGCACACGACTTACAAGAAAAAGGTGTGTTAGCACAACTAAACATTAATGTATTACAGACTAACGAAGTAGAAGTGTTTAGAAGTTTCTCAGACGAATATACCTTCTTAGTTACGGACGATAGTCGATTGACCTGGATGGCAAATAAAATTAAAGAGCTGTCGTTGACTGGCAATACTCTAGTATTAATCAATCGTATCGATACTGGTAAGCAACTAATTGAAAGAATACCAGAAGCCGTCTTTGTCAGCGGCGGTATGAAATTAGATGATAGGAAAGAATCATATGATGAAATTAAAACAAGTACTAATAAGATTATTGTGGCGACTTATGGTGTGGCCGCTGTGGGCATTAATATTCCTAGGATTTTTAATCTGGTTCTTTTGGAACCCGGAAAGAGCTTTGTTAGGGTTATCCAGTCTATTGGACGCGGTATTAGGAAAGCGGAAGACAAAGACCATGTAGAAATTTGGGATATTACATCAGCTTGCAAATACAGCAAGAGACATTTGACAGAAAGAAAAAAGTTTTATAAGGATGCACAGTATCCTTTTACAATTACCAAGGTAACTAGATGAGAATTTTAACACTAAACAATAGGTCATTTGACCTTAACGACTTACCAGATGAGGTAGATGAAGATACTAGATTTTCAGTATTAGATAATTCTAATCCTAACGATCCTGACTTCTTTTTCATGCCACTGATCTTTTTAGAATCTTTTAATAGTCCGGCTATTTTGTTAAATATTGGCGGACACGAAATTCAAATGCCTTTAGATTGGTGCATGGTAGTTGGCGATAAAGAATGTGGGCTTGATCCAGAAGTATTGCCATTGACTAGCATTAACGAACGTGGATTTGATGCATTGTGTTTTAATCCGATAAACGGATTTAGAGCAGAGTTTATGCCGATTGAGATTGTAAATATATACCAAGACGTAAAATGGTATTTCCCTAAAATGAAAAACGGACACTTGCTTACTGTTCCATTGCATGACGGTCCAAGCCCTCCTTGTGTTTATTTTGTTAAAGAAATATCAAGGCAAAGTGAAATTGTACAACTAGATAAGGTGATTTAATGCCTCAATCATGTATGGTTGATCACCGGAGAATATCTAGCGAAGTAAAAACATCACTGCTTCCTAGACGGTGTTATCTCAGTGGAAAGAAATTATGGCTTAAACGGTGTCGAGTAATATATACAATACTAACTGGCCCTGGCGATGCGATATATGAAACGTATTGGTGTGACCCGGCAGAATTTTTATTATATGAATTAAGGAGAACAAATTAGTTGTCCTCATTGTAATAAAAAAGGAGGTAAACCGTCTATGACTAGATGGCATTTTAATAGTTGTAAGGAGAAAAAATAATGGGAATTCGCGCTGGTAAAGTATGGGGGGCCACTGAACTCCTTGAAGCAAACGGTGTATTAGAATTTCACCGTATTGAAGCGGCGTCGGGCGGCGTATGCTCAAAGCATCGACACAAATACAAATGGAATGGCTTCTTTGTAGAGTCAGGTGAAATGATTATTCGAGTGTGGAAGAACAACTACGATCTAATTGACGAAACAGTATTAACTGCCGGCCAATATACCAAAGTTGCACCGGGGGAGTATCATCAATTTGAAGCTGTCACTGATTGCATTGCCTTTGAATTATATTGGGCAGAGTTTGATCATGCCGATATCGAGCGCGAAACAGTAGGACATGCAAAAAATGGGAAGTCTTAAACCTGGAGCAACATATATCTACGAGCGTAATGGTGAGGAAATATATGCTCGCGAGCTCGGCGAAACAGATCGTACATTAGTTGGATACAAATACGAAATGGGAAGAACTCCTGATCCTCGAACAAGTGACGGACGCCCGCTAATTGATCACATACGAGAAGATAAACTTTGGGGCAGCATTCGGAGAGAAGCAAAGACAAATACAGCTTTACAAGCAGCATTAGACCATGCTATACTAATATATCACTTGAGTAAAGACGATGGGCAAAAATAAACACGTAGATCTTTTTAATGACATAATTCCTGCTGTTGATCTCGGTATCAAAGAATTGTGGGACGCTGCTACTGATGAAGGCAAAAAAGAAATTAAAGGCGACTTCTTCAATCTTACTAGATTTATCAGCAGTGTTGAGAGCAATAACAGAGAGCTACAAGAACATTTTGTATTGACTGTCAATGAATTCTACAATAAGAATTGGAATGACATCCAGAAGCATCCTAAGTTAGTATGGCAGACTTTATGTTCGTGTAGTCATGAAAGCAAGAAGAAACAGTTCCACGAATGGATTCCGTTAAAGAAGCAGAAGAATAAAAAAGTAGCGTTCTTAGCGGAACTGTTTCCCGATATGAAAATGTCGGACGTTGAAACTATGTCTATAATTACAACCGATAAAGAAGTAAAAGCATACTGTGAGAAACTTGGTTGGGATAAGAAAGAAATCAATGCAATTAAATTTTAAGTGCGAACATTGTGAAAAACTATTTGCTAAAGAAAAGACTTTAGTAGTTCACATCTGCGAACAAAAACGTAGGCATTTAAGCAAGGGCGAGAAACATGTTCAGATGGGGTTGTTAACATTCCAACGTTTCTACGAGCTTACACAAAAAGCAAAACAGGCAAAGACATTTGATGAATTTGCATCAAGTAGTTTCTATACAGCCTTTGTAAAGTTTGGCAGCTTCACTGTTAATACTGCTCCTATCTATCCAGAACGGTTTGTTGACTTTGTTATCAAGAGCGGAGTTAAACTGGATCACTGGTGTAGAGACGAATTGTATGACAAATATATTAGCGAGCTTATTAAGATTGAGCCAGCCGATGGTGCAATTCAGCGTACTATAAAAACTATGATGGATTGGGCTGATGATAATAAATCACAGTGGGAGCATTACTTTGCCTATGTCAATTTAAATAGAGCTACACATGATATCAAAGAAGGACTAGTCAGTCCTTGGATTATATTAAATACCAAAGCTGGTAAAGAGATGCTGAAAGGCATGAATGATGAGCAACTGGCAATTGTAGGGCCAGTTATCGATCCGCAGTTTTGGATGAGACGTTTTAAATCTCTACCAGCAGATACAGAATTAGTTAAAGACGTTATCAAGGAGGCGAAGATATTATAATGGCAAAACGACCTGAAGAAGAAATTAAAGAAATAGAGTTAGCTGAAAACGAAACTTTTATTTCGGATGACGACATTGATGTTGAAGTTGTAGTAACTGAAGATACTAACGAAGTTTTTGTAAAGTTTTCTGGCTTTGCTGACAGCGAGGATGCTGAGGAATACGCACAGTTCCTAGCAGAAACATTACCTTTACTTTTATTCGAAACAACAAGAATACAATGAATAATAGAATAACAACACTATAGTAAATTAAATGTCTGAGAAAAATACAACAGCAACGCTTAGAAGTTTTACAAACATAGGAGTTTTAGAATCAACACTTCCGGACGATCTTTTCCAGTTTCTAAAAACTTCTATAGATAGTTTAACTGAAGACTCTGAAACTTACAATCTAAGACTGTCAGGCCACATCCGAGAAGAATATTCATTAGATCATATTAATGACACAATGTCTAGTTACATAATTGCATTAGCTAATGCTTGGCATGCTGCACATCCTGGATACATTGATAA